TCATATTCACTTATATCTCCATTATCAGCTAAAGCTACAACTCTATCTACTAAATAATTTATACCATCTTTTGGTGTTTCAAACTTATCTGTAAAATCAAAACCAAGTCGTGTTAATAGTCCTACATTTTCATCGTTAAGATTAACAATAGTACTTGGATCATTAACGTTGTAGCTGTTAGCTGCGGTTGTTAATTCTGTTCGTATGTATTTATCTGTCCTCTCTACTCTTTTAGTTTCAAAAGTTCTAAAGTTATCATTTTCCCAAGCAGTTAGTAATTGTTCTCTTTTCTTTGCTAGTTTGGGATAAAGCTCGCGTGTAAAGTACATTCTAAACTCACGACCTTTAACATTAAGTCCAAGTCTTTGAGCATTAATAAAAACATTAGCGACAGCAGCTTGCATACCCCTGTCAACTACTTCTTCTGCTTCAACAGTTGTAGGTTTATCTTTTAGGTTTGCGTTTAAAGCATACGTACCTAGACCTCCTACTATAACTTCATTTTTTCTTTTTAACTCTTTAACACTTACTTCGTCTGTATTTGTAAGAAACTTAGTGTTAAGAAGTTGCTGTAATTTACGATCTTTTTTTCTAGCATCTAATAAAAATGCAGTGTCTTGTGCCTCTAATACTTCACCACGTTTAAGTGCATTTTCAAACTCAGTAGCTTTTATTCTATTATTGTATAGATCTTTAGCGTCTCTTATTTGTTCTCTAGCATCTTTATCAGCATCAAGTTGCTGCTTAAATGTATTAGCAGTACCAAGTAGATCTGCAATACCGTTTAAATTATCGTTAAAGTTTTTTTGTTTGAGTTTTTCTATTTCAATCATCTGATTGTAAAACTCTTGGGTGTCAGCTTGCTGTTTTGTTATTTCATTATTTACAGCATCTGTTAAGTCAGGTTCGACTCTTGCATAGTTATCACCAGTTTCGGGTAATCTATCCCGTGGTGTACCTATGACGTTTCCAAATGATGATGTCATTGTTTATGCACCTCCTAAAAATCCGGGTAAACCGCTAAGTGGCCCTGCCTTTCCAGCACCTAGTCCTCCTAAACCATATACACTAGATGCAATACTTAGTCCTGTTTGTGCAATCTGTAAAGCACCACCAAGCCTATTTGTTGGAGGCATCATTACTGGTGTTCCGTATGATGGAGGTATACCAAGAGCTTCTCTAGCCGCAGCATTTTTTTGTTGAAACTTACGCACGTTAAGTTGTCTTACAGTTGCAGCGTCTTGTCCAAGAACGTTATCTATCACGCTGTCAACTTTTGATCTTTTAGCTAATAGTAGCTGATACTGTTTAGCTCCGAATCTGCGGCTTCTACCGCCTTCATTTACTGGTTGTGTAGCAAAGTAAGCTCGAGTAGCATCTTCGTTAAACTTTCTACCTTTACCTATAGTTCTTAAAGATCTAACGTAGGCATCACTGGTATCTCGTGAAAAACCTAAAACGTTAGCTTCTTGTGCTCTTTCAAGCTGTGGTTCTTTGTTAAAATATTTAACAGTTTCAGCTTGAAATCTTGCATTTTTTTCTTGGGCTTTTAGTTGGGCTTCTTTTCTAAGCCCTTCGTTAGCGTCTATGCACACGGCAAAATTCTATAAATGTTACATTGTTCGGCCCATGTTTTAACTTACGTAAAAACTTGAAACCAAGAAACTTCAGCAGTTTTAAATGTACTGTGTTTCTACTATCAACTATATTCCAAAGGAGTCGCTCTTCGCGGCTATCGACATACCGCTTCGCTTCTCTTGCAAATGTAATTGGGTATCGGTGTATAGCAGGGGTGCAAAGCATCCATATATCACCTTCTTTTCCTACTCCGGCCATGCCAGCAGTCTTGCCGTCAGGCACTGTAAAATACACGTAGGATGGGTCGTGAGTCATTAGAACTGGTAAGAGGGTAGGATCTATCCCGTGACCCTCTTGTACCTCTCTGAGGTCGTCTGGACGTAGGTTAGAGGCCACTTCTGTAGCAGCCTCTATTGTGAGTGGGTGTATGTATTTAGACACGTTTGTAAAATCTGGGTGAAAAGTCTCCTTCCCAAGCCAACGCACGTAACGTAGCTGGAGCAGGGTGTGATGATCTAAGTATTACATCAACGTTTGTGTTTCTTTCGTATACAGGTATGGTCTTAATAAACTCATCTAGATATGGTGCATCAGACACATCATACTCATCTAATTGTGTAGATTCGTATACTTCTGTGTAGTCAGGTTTACCAACACGTTTAAGTGTAGTTTCATAAAGACCTATCTTACCAAAGTGTATTTTAATTCTATGTAATACTAATGATGCGTTTACATCAGCTCTACTAGCATTACCTTGCTGTCTAGTTGGATAGAATCTAGGAAACTTAACCTCGTATGGATAGATATAGCCTATCACAAGAGTTGCTCCAGACCAGTTACCCGGTAAAGTAAAGCTTGTACCAGATACTGTAGGTTTAGCATATCTACCAACACGTGTTGAGTTAGTATTTGTATCGACAACTACTAGATCATGGTTTGGTGTTGTAACAGTGTTTAACCAACTAACACCGCTAAAGGTGGTGATATTCGTAGTTGCGTTAAAGCTGCCACCGCTAACATTAGTATGATTATCCACGTGGAGTAAGAAATCTGTTTCATCTTGTACTATACTTGGATCGGTTGAAGTCTGCACGAGTTTGATGCTTTGTAAATAGTAATCACTATCTAAAAAGAAATACTCATCATTTATAATAAAATGATATGTTAATGGATTGTTTAGTTTCCATTTAAACCATGCAGCCTGTTTTCTTTGTTCAGACACTTGGAAATACCTATAACCAAACACTACATCTGATCCAGTTTTACTCATTAGTATTATAGAGTTTTCTCTGGAGTTAGTAAGTAAGTCTATATCTTTTGGTAAGAGTGTAGGCACAACTTTACTAACGTCAACTATCGACGGCTCTCCTTCTCTTCGTATGTTTGCCATTTCATTGAATCGACTAAACTTACCAGAGTTATCAATATATGCTACTGTAGTACCTAATGATATTGGAGCTATAGTTTCGTTATAATTAAAAGTAGATACACTTCTAAGCTTAGCTGTATCTGGGTTAAATACTGTATCGTCAGCTGCAAGTAAAAACTGTTGGTTTGTACTAAATATCAGTAGACCTGTATTAGTTTCAATACCATCAAACAATTCTGATGGAAACATAGATGCAGCGGATATATCTACAGGGTCGCTAGCTGATACTGTAAGAGCTGTTTCTATAAAGAAGTCAGGTGTACCAAGCGATCCCGGTCGCGACGTTATTACGTTTTCTCCTGACAGGAGTGCTAGCCTGTTTCGGAAAAACAATACTTTGTTAATACGAGCCCCTACAAAAGAAGGTAGCGGATTAGTTAAATCATCACCTACTTCTCTATCTTTGTATGTAAACTGTTTAACAGTAAATGTAGTTGTAGCTGTACGTTGTATAACTAGAGGCATGTTAGTTAGTGTCTTAGCTATACCCGGTTTTGCACACTCAGACCAAGAGCCTACACCATCTTTATTGTTCTGTCCATCGAATCTAAGATAGTAGTCATCTTCATCTGCTCGTAAAGCATTAGATACTTTTACTATATATCCGTGTTTACATTGGTTAGGTAGATTTTGAACATCGTTTATAGATGACTGAAAGCATCGCATCAAATCTTCTTCTACAACATCAACACTAAATGGACTAGAGCTAGAAAGATATATACCTGTACCTATGTGTTTACCTGTAATACCGCTAGGTAGATCTGCTAAAATACCACCAATAATAGTATCAGCTGTTACTGCTGTATCTGCATCAAAAGGTGTAGGTTCTGGACGTATAAGGCCATCACCAGCTGAGGATATAGTTGCGTTAACTTGTGTAGATTCGTGATCTTCTACACGTATAGTATATGTAGCATGAGTAGCTCCACCAGAACCACCGCCTGATGCAGAGTCTAGTGTTACCGTGGTTGTATCACCTGTAACCCATCCTTCTCCACCATGTAGTAATACTACTTCTCTATTATAACTGCATCGGTAGTTATTACCACCCGGCCCATTTTGGCTAGCACTATAGTTAGGGCTGACGCCTTGTTGCCCCAAAGTATTGATTCTAAATATTAAGTTCTTCTTAGACCCTGAGTCTATACTAAACACTTGTGTACCGATACCGGGGCAGTGACCTGTGCCGTCTGATTCGTCTAGTGTATCACTTGATATTTTGATACGTGTAGCTCGGGTAACTGTTGTAACTGTTGTATTAGAACCGTGAATATTAAGTCCATACTGTCTTCCGTTTTCTGTACGTAGTAGTTCTACGAACCCGAAGTGAGCATCTGGAGTAGCATCTGTAGTTCCCGTTGTCCCAACGAGAGTGTTAGCATTAGAGCTATCACGGCTATTAACAAAGGTGGTATCATTAATGGTAAGGAATTGTAAATTTTCTGGTGTGCTAGTTGCTAAATAGTTTTGTATTGCTGTCTGTCCGCCTGTGCCGTAAGCTGTGGTCATTTGCTGTCCGTCGCTACAACGCCAGACTCTGACTTGACCATCAGCTGCTACTTGACCTATGTAGGATCCTTCAGTTTGATCTCTGAAATAATGAAACCACGAACCACCACTCTGTACATTAGCTAGCTTGTCAGTTCCGATTCTTTTAGCACCCGGTCTTTTAAATAGACCTCTGGTTATGTCTGGTATTGCGTTTGTTACCTCTTGTACCTGACCGGGAAATTTTAGCTGGTCAGGCTGTTCTGACATTCCTAGTGAGTATTGAGGTATAGTTTGTGTAATGCCTGCCATTATCTCCTTAGATTTCTAAATGGTTGATAAGTTCTGTAGTGAGTTTCGTCTTCAAAGCCCATCATGCTGTGATCTGCTTGATTGCACTCGTACTCCATGAGAGCTGCACGAGATAAAGCCTCTTTTTGAGCAATTAATTTTACAAGTTGTGGGTTAGCAACAAGTTGTGTAGCTGCTGTTCTGGCTGCTCTGTTAGTTATGTATCTTCTAAATACAATAGGTAGATCTTCAAAAAGATACAGACGTACAACATCTAATAATAAATCAGTTTCAAAGACGTCTGTATGTTTTATCTTATCATATAGTTTACCGTTACGACGTACTAAATCTTTACGTCTATCAAAACGATTATCGTGTAAATCCATAGATAATATATCATTACCTATTGCAATGTTACCGTTAGCGTCTTTAGCAAACTCTACGTGTTTTTCTGTGTTAAAATGCCACCCCTCTGCCTGCGTGTCTACGTTGGCATCGCGGAGTAGATTATATATAAATGATATTTCTGGGTTGTCAAAGTTAAGTGTTGTGATTGGTGCTTGACCTATAGCCCCCAGTATATTATTTACTGCGGACAGTTCTGTGTCGATGTCAATAGTTGTGGAAGCCATAAGAAAAAAAGGGAGCCGAAGCCCCCGTATAAAAGTGTAAATTACTCGAAAGTAGTTGTGTTTGCAGAACCAGATGCAGCAGAAACTGCTTTACCGGCAATCAACTCAACAGCACTTGCTGGGTTGAGTGAGTCTGCACCCATAGCTAGACGACCTAAGATAACGTCTCCTTGGTATACCACTGAGATGTCTCCAGATGTTGTCTGAACTTGTGGGCCGATTGCTTCAACACATGCAGCAGCTTCTTTCTGGAAGATTAAGCCACAGCTGTTATTGAAGTTATCGCTGTTACCATATGTGTTAACAGTCTTAGTTGCAGATGTACCAGCTCTTTCGTCAGCCATTGTTTCGCCTACGAAGTCACCATTGTTAAGTGGTGCAGCTGTTCCGGGATCTGTAGCAGATGCAGAACCGCCGAGCTTTGTACCGAACTTACCGAAGAATGGGATGTTCATTGACTTGAAGATCTGGATACCAGCGATCTCAATGATGCCGTTACCAGACTGTAATGCGTCTCCTCTTTCGTTACGGTTGATTAGTCCGTTAGTTTCTACGTTCTGTATAAGTGCGTAGTACTGTCTTGGGTTAAGAACAGCTACTCTACCCTCACCAGACACGCCCTTCTCGTCTAGGATCGCAGCAGCGTCGTAGAAGGCGTTGATTAAGAAACCAGAGTTGTAGGCGTCAGAAGCCTGTGCGTTTGTACCTACACGTAGCTGTGTTCCACCGGGCTCTACAAAGTTAGACTTTGTGATAGGGTGTGCTGTACGTGCAGCTTTTGTGATAGCTCTGAAGATCTTTCTGTCATACTGCTCTGCAAGAGCGTATCCAATCTTTCTAGAGATCTCACCTCTCAAATCATAGTGTGAGAGTGTTTCATCTAGCTCATAAACAAAAGCTGAACTGATTAATAAATCATCAACAGTTATTGTTTTTTCTGCTACTGGTGGTGCAGAGTCTGAGTTACCTAGGATGCTGTTTCCGGGTGTATGATACTCGGCTTTTGTGCGTCCAGTGTAGATGAACTGAAGAGATTTTCCGTTTTGAAGTGTTCTTCTCATCACAAGGTCACGAGCTATCGTGTTCCTTTGGAAGCCTTTGAACATTTCTCCGGAAAACAATTTAAGGTAAAGGGCTCTCTTATCACCACTACCATTAGCCTGACCCAGATTGGTAATACCTGTAGTCAGAGTTGAATTTTGTTGTCCCATTTCTAAGAATGTATTATGTGTTTACTTTCTCAGTACTGAAATTTTTGGCCAGTTTTTTGTGGTCTATCCCACCGTCATGACGGCTTAAGGTATCCTCCGTAGAGGGCAAAAGCCAATAGGTAAGGGAGGACTCGAACCTCCCAGTGTGCCACTTACCTGTTGGGTGTGTATGCGATGCCACGATACTTAAGTTTCATAGCTCTAGCATGATCTCTTTGCTCTTTGATTCGAGCTTGTAGTTCTACTTGAGACATAAGTTACCTCAGTACCTGACCCCCGTTCCATGGTCAGATCTCATGCGTCCCGAAGGATGAACGGACGTGGACTTATGCTAAGTCTAGAGGGAAATTATGTGCGTTTCTTTCGTGCATTACTTCCATACCAAGGTTCTGTCTGTTTACTATGTCAGCCCATGTAGGTATAACTTTGCCGTTAGCATCAACGATTGACTGGTTAAAGTTGAAACCGTTTAAGTTAAAGGCCATTGTTGATATACCCATTGAGGTGATCCATATAGCAACAACAGGGAAGACAGCAAGGAAGAAATGAAGAGCACGGCTGTTATTGAATGACGCATACTGGAAAATCAGTCTGCCGAAATAGCCATGAGCAGCGACAATATTATAGGTTTCACCATCCTGACCGAACTTGTACCCATAGTTCTGAGACTCGAGTTCAGTTGTCTCGCGAACGAGAGAGCTAGTAACGAGACTTCCATGCATAGCAGAGAAAAGAGCTGCACCGAATACCCCAGCAACACCGACCATATGGAAAGGGTGCATAAGTATATTGTGCTCTGCTTGGAATACGAACATAAAATTGAAAGTACCACTAATACCAAGAGGCATACCATCACTGAAACTCCCTTGACCGAACGGGTACACAAGGAATACAGCGAACGCTGCTGATACAGGTGCAGAGTAAGCTACTGCAATCCAAGGACGCATGCCTAATCTGTAACTGAGTTCCCACTGGCGACCCATGTATGCTGAGATACCAATGAGGAAATGGAAGACAACAAGCTGATAAGGGCCACCATTGTATAGCCACTCGTCTAATGTGCCTGCTTCCCATATAGGATAGAAGTGTAGACCTATAGCATTAGAGCTAGGTACTACTGCTCCTGAGATTATATTATTACCAAATAGCAAAGAGCCTGCAACTGGCTCACGTATGCCGTCAATGTCGACGGGAGGTGCAGCGATAAATGCTACGATAAAACATGTTGCTGCTGTTAAGAGTGCGGGTATCATTAATGTACCGAACCACCCCACATAGAGGCGGTTGTCGGTAGATGTGACCCACTCACAGAACCTTTGCCAGTTGTTTTCTTGTCTAGTTAGAGTTTGTGTTTGAGCTGTAATCATTTTCTAATTTTTAATTTATTTCGTCGTTTGTGATTGTAGTTGATCCTACGGCTACTGGTCTTTGATCTGTTAAACTTGGCCTTTTCGCCTTTTGACATCTCACCAGTAGTCTTAGGAGTCTTGGAAGAAACGCGTTTCGACGGACGGCAAGCTGGATAGCCTTTGCGTTTCTCCCCTTTTTGGCGGCCACAAGGCTTGCCGGTCTTGGTGTCTACCCATTCTTCTTTAAACCATCGTCTTAAACTCATTTGCCTACTGCCTTTTGTGCTTTTTTGTGTGCTGCTGAAAAGCTCATGCCTGCTCTCATATCCTTACGCATCATAGCCATATGCTTGGCAGAGTGATGTTTGGAATGTTTTTTAAGAGTATCTTGTTGGCGTTTAGTTAATGCCATTACCTTCTTTTCTTACGTGAATATCCGGGTGCAGCTTTCTTTTTGCCACCGGCTTTAACTTGTCCTTTACATACCTTAACACCGTAAGCGTTAGCGTATGCAGAGGGGTATACTTTGAATTTGCGTTTGGCTGCTGCCTTACCGCGAGGACATAACTTACCCATTACTTACCTCCGTGTGGGCAGCCACATTTCTTGCCGCCCTTTTTTTTAGTTTTCTTGTGCATTATTTGAATGACTCTTTGAATAGAGCTTGGGCTTCAACATGTTTATTTTGCTTAGTTAGTGTCTTGACCATGTTAAGTACATCGGTCTTAGCTTGTTGTTTAACAGTTTTACCCCTAGCAAGTTTTGTATCTTGCTCATCAAAGGGTCGTATCTTTTTTGTTTTTCGCATCACGATTTACCTTTCATGTTTTTTTTACGTTTGCGTTGCTCTTTGATTATTTTATCAAGTTCATCGCCACCTGTGAAAGGATCCATTTTTATTCTTTTGTTTAGATTCTTTTCGTTTCTAGGTGTAAGATCCATAGCAATCTTAGATCCCTTGCGGTTCTGCTTGGAACCATCAATACCAAAAATAATAGCCATTATACTACGTTGCCGTTATCGCTAAAGAAATCATGGTTCATTACATATTTGTTTCTTTTCTTTTTACCTATCTGATCTAACTTATAATTGTTCTTGTTGATCTGAGAATTAGGATCATCAAAATCTTTTAAGTCTTTGACAGGTTTGTTAATCTTTTTTTTCTTAGCCATTAGCATTTCCATCTACGTAAAGCAAGAGCCTTTCTTGTAGGCTTGCCGTTTGGTTTTTTCATTGGGCCTTTCATGCCACCCATACGGGCACAGAATGACCTCTTTCTAGCCCCTCCTCCGGGCTGTGGAGCTTTGAGTTTAGAGCCAGTGGCACGATTGTACTTGGCTCTACCTTTAGCTGTTAGTCCGCCTTTGCGACTTTTCTCACCTCTTCCGAGAGACAGGCTTACTCCCTTTCTTTTTCTTGCCATTTTTTAGTCCTTTAAAATCTGCTCCTGTGATCTTGTCACGTGGTGGTGCGACTCTAGCAATCTTCATTTGTTTGCCAGAGTATTTTTTGCCGGCTCCTTTTGGCACTAGAAAATACCGGGTATGATTTGTCCTGTTGTTGCGTATGCTCCAACTGCTGCTATAAAACCAAGCATCGCTGCCCAGCCATTAAATCTTTCTGCTTCGGGTGTCATTATAATATTCCGGGGATAATTTGTCCAGTTGTGATGTAAGTACCAACAGCAATTACGAATCCTAGCATGGCTAGTCTGCCGTTCAGCTCTTCAGCTGGGTGCCATTTCTGGCCGTTGTGGTTGTGTGTCATGCGTTTACTGAGTTGTTGTTTTTCTTTTTAAAGTTCTCAACCCTTTTGAAGATTTGACCGGGAGATCCTCCCCTTGTATCAACCTCATTGGGTGAATAACGACGGCCCTCATCTTTAATTTTTTTAAGCCTTTTGAACTCGTCGTCGATAGTTAACTGTTTATAATCAGCCATTAGTATCTAGGTTTCTTTTTAAGTTTACGAAGCTTCTCAAAGTTTTCTTGAGTTGCTGCTTGTTCTTCATTTAAGAAGTTAGCTATACCTCTAATCGGTTGTGGTAAGCGTTTGCGTTTAGCTTTCTTACCACCAGCATCCTGAGTGTTTTGCTCATCAAATGAGTTAACGTTTTTAGTATGCGGCATTAGTATTTCATTCCTTTTTTAGGTTTCTTTACTTTTTTTGTTTTCTTTTTTGGACCGTAAGCCATAGCTCTCCTAAAAATTAATGTCTGATCTGTCAAGTTTTTCTAGAATGTCATTACGGTATGCTTCATCGTTGTCATACCTTGGATCATCCATAGCTCGGATGAGTTCCGCTTGACTTCGGAATACATCACCCTTGTTTGATGCAGCTTTACCTGTGTAGGTCTTACCCTCTGAGCCGTTGGCTGCCTCATACTGAGCTTTGAGCCCAGCAGCAGCCAGCTTTATGGCTGCAAGGCTACCACTTTCTATAGTCTGGTCGTAGCCTTGTATTACTTCTTCGGGTAGATTACTCTTAGCCCAGTTAATGACTTGAGTGTACTGGGTGTTGCCACCTACTGATTCCTTGATGCTTGAAATATCATCGTTACTTATCTCAGGTATCTGTTGTACAGGTTGATTGCCTTGCACTTCCATGTAAGCGTTGAGTAAATCTTGACTAGACATTTCTGCTAGCTTAGCTTTGGTAGCATCTGTAAGCTTACCTCCAGCTTTACTCCACTCCTCTGATGCACTGGTTATCAGCTGTGCGTGATCAGATACCTCTGGTTTCTCAGGTTCAGCTGTCTCTTCTTTCTTTTCGCCTAGTTTACTTTCTAGTTCTTTGTACGCTTTCTCTAGCTCTTCAGCGTTCTTATACTTACCGGCAAGTAAAGGCTCTTCTTCTGCTGGTGCAGGCTCCTTACCTTGCTCCTGTGCTTCCGCAACTCGTAATGAATCTTGTTCGTCAGGGGTAAGATTAGTCTCAACTGTCTCAGTTGGTGTATTATTTTCGTATGATAATGTTTCTGCCATGTTTTACTGTGGTGGTTGTGTTAGGTTGCCCAGCACTCCAGCTGCTTGTTCAGCTATGTCTGGGTTCTTGCTAGGATCCATAAGTGGTGTACCGGCTAGCTGACCAGCTTGATCTAGTAGAGACTTAGATTGCATTTCCTGTGTCTGCTGTTCCTTCATCTGTTCTAGCTGTTGACCTGTACGTACAAGATTAAGTACGTCAATACCCTGTGCAGCTGCTAATCTCTTGATAGCTTCTGTAGGATCTATGTACTTCATCAACGCTTCTGGGCCTAGTGTTTGTGCAACTGTTTGTATAAACCTAGTTAAAGCTTCGTTGTCCTGACCTCTGCCGAGACTGTTGATACCAGCCACGATCTTTGGCCTAACAAGATTCTTTGGTAGGTTAGGTATTTGGTTGCTTCGTTGTAGTATCAGCAATGTTCTATTGAGATAGGGTACTAGGAACTCTACTGTGAGCAAGCTGAATAAGCCACCCAAAGACTTCTCTAGTTCTAACTGTGTGAGGCGTACCTCTTCTGCTGTTACCCTCTCTGCGTTCCTGACATTCATAACCAAGAAGGCTTCGAGTATTCTTCTTTCTATCTGTGATGCTAGGTTAGCAGCTGTTGAGAAGTCAGCAGTCTTACCAACTTGCACGACTCCTACATCTTCTGGTCTACCTTGTATAATAGCACCGTTGCCGGCCTTAGCCAGCGTTCCGGGTTTGGTTGTAGCTGATGGTGAGACAAGAAAGACAACCTTACTTGCTACACTTGCACCCTCTACGAGAGCCTGAGACAATCCATCGAGACTTCGCAAGTCACCGAGAAACTCTTCTACTCTACCTCTACCGTAATCTTCACCGTCTACTGTGTTGAATCGAAGAACCAACCATGGAGAAGTACCTTTTGGTGCTGTACTACGTGTGCCTTCAAGTATCTGATCGTCAGCTTCTTGATGCCACAGCCAGCGTCCACTGTTTTCATCCATACGCACGTAGGTATACACCTCTGCGTCATCTTCTGTCGAACCATAGTCGCCATTAACTGGCTGTTCTGGAGGCTTAGGTGATTCGAGACCTAATATCTCCCTGTTAATTAATTCTTTTGTAACGATCTCTACAACGTTACCGTTACCGTCTCTATTGACAACGTACCTCTGTAATGGATAGTGCTTTAAGCCTTCCTTGCTCATAAATATAAGAGCATTACCAGATACAATCAGATGTTTCAATGCCTGATGCACTACAACTCTATCGCTGGATGCAGCTATGTAATCCATAATCAATCTCTCAATTTTTGAGAATGATAGGTCTAGCTCACTACGCATAGATTGATCCATCTGTTCACCAAGCTGGTCGTCTCTTACTTGTAATTTAAAGAAGGCCGACTGTGGTGGTAAGATTGCAAGCATAAGCTTTGCTGCAAGTGTTACCACTGCTTTGGCTCCTACTGATTGGTAGGGTTGTATTAGAGTACGTTTACCTTTGTAGTTGTCATCCTGTTGGACTAGATAAGGCAGGGTAAGTTCAGAGCACTCAACTGCTGTATCAAGAAACTGTGTTCTGTTTGTTAGTAGCTGGGTGTATCTTTCCCTAGCCTTAGACATTTATTCCTCCAGTTGTTCCGCCTTCACCACCACCAGAATTGATATTGATTTTCAAAGCGTCTGTACCCATTCTTTTGGATGCTCCTCTTTGATCTTCTTTCTTAGCTGATGTACCATACTCAACGCCAGCTACATCATCAGGATCTAGTAGTTCCTTTTTGCTAGGTAGTTTAGCAGTCTGCACTAAGTCAGGGTTTCTAGGCTGTATTGGTTGTGGGATTGGTGCTGCCGGTGTTGGTGGTTGTCTTCTAAATGGGCCTACGCACATAGTTATTCCTCTAAAATAGATTTTATATATTGTACTACCGACTCTTGACCGGATCTGTACATAATGGAGGCTAAGTCCTCCTTGGGGTGGACGGGATGCCAAGCGAACTTGGACTCCAAATCCTCTACCAATTTCTCTAGCTTCTCTGAGTGAAAGCTAAGCGTATTGGGGGAGGTTTGTATTTGCATGTTCAAAAAATGCTGGCATACGAGCTGCTCTGGTATCAGCAAACTGTGGTGCTTTACCTTCGTACATCAACCGGTCGCTCGCATCAAGCCAGAACTGTTTGTCTAAATGTTTGTCCGGTGAAGTTTTCAAGGGTTGCATTACCCATGAAATAGTTGCCTTCCTAAGCTTATCCAAGCTACTGCTAGGACGAAGGCCAAGCTCGGCACAGACCAAGCTATTCGTTGCCACGTGTACTTGCTCGTCTCTGGATATATCAGCTGATACTGTTCTGATAGCAGCATCACCAGTAAACCTAAAGAAAGGTAGTAGAACAAAGAATATAGCTCGCTCTGCAACGAGGGCTTTTGTAATAGTATGATCGGGGTGTGCAATCCAAGCATCTCTTATTTTTATAGCTTCTAATTCTGATTGTATGTCGGCTCCGTGAGCATCGACAATAAAGTTTAACGCAATGTCATGCTTCTCTTCATCTTTAACATTCGAGATGAGAAGCTTTCTAGCTGTATCGGGTACTTCTTTCTCAAGACCCTCAAGAATGAAGTCTCCAACTGGTAGCTCCATATGACGTATTGCGAGAGCACGCTTGATGGTTTCTTCAGCACCTTCTTTCAGTGCTCCTTTGGTAGGTTGGACGGGTGTCCATGTTCTTTTCCTGTTAAATAGTTTTTCGTATGGGTTCATTGTTCGCAGTCGCATTGGGGTTTATCTAAAATGCCTGCCAAGTAATCGTCGACATCAATATCACCTAACGCTGCGTAAGCATCAGACTTATCTTGTACATCGCCCATGACTTGGAGGGAATAATATAACGAAGTCTGTGGACTAGCTAGCCACTCTTCGATAAACGCTTCGTCGTAAGTTACTACGTCGCTCCAGCTGTTGAAGCTGTAGCCATGAAGCAATCCTGTCCTATCGAGCATTGTGATGATTTCGTCTGCTACACGCTTATATGCGTCCCATCCTACTTCACTTGCAATCTCAACGTCGCCGTATTCAACTCTCTCTACTCCGAACTCGCCGGAGTCTCTGTCTACGGTTCTAGCTATTGGTGGTGCTATCTCGGGTGTGCATGTATAGCCGTCTAGGTCTTTACTGCGATAGCTGCAACTGGCAGTGGGTGCAATAGCGAACGCCCTTACCATGTTATGTTCTCTTGCTATCTGTGATGCTTCAAAGATAGCGTGTTGTAATCCCCAAGCTGCTATGCCCGGTGCATCGTTTGCGGAGAGCCCTTGGTTTACTCGTCTAAGTGCCTCCCCAAAGTCCTCGTACGAGATACTGTATTGTCTGAGGAAGTTGGCAAGACCGAGCACTCCAAGCCCAACTTGTCTGTCGACTTCCGAGGTAAGGTATTCTCCAGATTCTCCAACACCTGTCCTGCCATGGAGATCACACAACTCGGACATGCCTGATACGAAAGCCTTTTGAAGGTCGTCGATTGAACAGGCACCGAGATTGACATGCTGTAGCAAGCATGTTCCACGTGAGGGCAAGTATACTTCAAGGCATACGTTTCCATAGATACGAGCCCCTTCTCCGTCGTATTTAATTTTGTTGAGCCAGATGTCTCCTGATTTGATTCCATGTAGTAAAGCCTCCTTTGTTTCTCTGTTACAGTTACGCCACATTGCTGGTGTTATGTCAACGCAACGCTTCACCCATGGTAGTTCCTGTCTGGGTGTAGTTATAAATTTTAGTATGTCTGCATGATTTAAGTCAAGATGCAGAACTATTGCTCCGTTCTTGTAAGCCCCACCTCTACGAAGTGTTTCGTTGAGAGCTGAGTATATCTTACCGAAGCTGACTGGGCCTGTAGCTACCAGTCCTTTGTCGTTTGTGTGTCCCTCGGGTCTAAGTTTAGACAGGTGGATAGCACATCCTGCACCATAACGCAGTGCATGGGATGCAAACCTCCAGCTAGCTTCTATACCCTCTGGCCCTTCCATGCTGTCTTCAACAACAAAGATGGTACAAGATACAGGCAGCCTTGATGTAGGATCGTCGATCCAAGATTGCACTCTGCCGGTGCGAGAAATGAATTGAGTAGACATTATAAGTATTGTAGTAGTTCTTTTAAATTGTTACCTAGTATAAAGTTTTGTTCTTGTAATGCAAGGAAGACGGTAATAACATCCTCCTTTTTATTATAGTTTTTCCGTAACCCATCTTCGATGAGCCTCATTTTGAGGTCTTGTTCAACCGTCAATTTTGTAATCGGCTTTGGGTGTCCAGAGAAGTGGGGTTTTTGATTTGGTATCATAGTCATCTATTGTGAGTATTCTGGCTAATCTTGCATTAAGTAAAGCATCTTCTTCAGTCAACCCTTTGTCCTCAAATGCTTTTACAACTGTAGCCCAGCCGTAGCCTTCTTTATCGAACAGCGTAGCTGCTCTTTTTACACCAATACCGGGCACGCCACTGTAGCCATCAGTCTGATCGCCAGCTAGTGTCTGTATTAGATGCCATTTAGCACCCTCTTCTGGTGTAATTGTTGTAGTGTCCTCTAAGTTATATAATTTACCGGGTATCTGTCTCATATCTTTATCAGGTGAGACGATAGTGTTGCCGGGAAACTTTGTAGCGTAGATGCCCATAGCATCATCAGCTTCCAGCTCTGGCATGGTTATAACGTCAAACTCAACATGTAGGTTACGTATGACACGTTTGTAGCCGCATGGCTTCTTTCTGTTTCGATGACCCTTGTAATCTGGGGAAATTTTTTTCCTAAAATTTACAGAGTCACTAAAAAACAGTACTGGTGAGCCAAAACTGCCAAATTGCATATTTATATTGTCTATTTCACGTTTTACGGCCTTATAAGCGTCAGAAAAGTTAGATGTAACAAAAATAACGTCTTCGCCGTAGTCAATTTCAGTTTCACAGGCTGCACAGCACTTATATACTATGTAGTCTGCATCAATTAGTAGTTTCATGGTGGTTTAGTGTACGTCTGCCCAAGTAAACCCAATCTTAGCTTCAGCTGCGATAGGGCATCTTAGGTGATAATATTCGCCTGCTAGTTTAGCAGACATTTCGAGCCACTTGGCTAACTCTTCAGTATCTTTGGGATAACATTCGTAGTTTAGCTCGTCATGGACGAACGATAGTTGGTGAGCATCATGTGGTAGGCAATCATTCACAATCACCATCCATCTTTTGGCTATTGTAGCTGCTGAGCCTTGCAATAGGTAGTTAAGAAACTTGTGTGCCTTATCTACCTTGATCTTACGGCCATCAATTCCTTTTGCGAAACCTTTGGCCGCACACTTCTGCGTGGCATCAAGCAACTCCTTCAAACCGGGAATAGCTGCAACGTACGCCTTTCTTATTTCATTCCCTTTACGTCTAGCTGCGGTTTCAGTGAGCTGTTTATCGAAGGAATACCCGAGCTTGGCGTCGCCGGCCCCATAGAGGAAGGCATAGGTAACAGTTTTAACTTGCCGTCTAGTGATTCCAATCCTTTCGGCGTTAGTCTGGTGAATATCCCCCTCAGTAAGTATTCGTTGATACCGGCCATTATCGTACCTCGAAAGGTAATGAGCAAGCATACGGAGCTCAATCCCACTAAGGTCGGCACTAACCATCTTATAGGTAGGTGTGGCTTGGAATAGTTGTCTGAATCTTTCATCTGATGGTACTTGTGCTAAGTTTGGTTTTCTGTGTGCACATCTGAATGTGCTGGTGGCTACTGAGCAGTGGTGGTGTATTCTGTTACACGTCGTACTCAGCTTTTGCCATGCGTTCACGCCTTCCGAGATCATCCCCAATTTCTTGGTAATATCTAGACATCGAAGAAACAACAGGGCTGTCTCCGACCCAATATCTTTTAATACGGTCTCGTCTATAACCGCCTTCCCGGAGGCTGTCAACGAGTTCGGTGTCCAGTTGCTGTGTGTCTTCAGTATCCATGCTATTTGATCTCTTGATGTGGGGTTGAGTTGTTTGAGTTTGGTGAAGGGGCATCCTTGTACGTACCCTTGTGTCCTGTTATTTCGCTTAGGAGTGAACACTGCTCCGGCAACGAAAGGGTGTCTCCTCCGTAGTATTTCAGTAGCTTCTGAAAGTTCTGATCTGAGAGTTTGCTCAAGTTCCCGTGCAGAGCTCTCATTAAAGTACCATCCATGTTCTTCCTGTTTTTGTAGTATGTGTGCGACCTGATGTTCTAGTTTGACCCAATCAGGTAAGGGTGGAAATGTTGACATAGTTTTCTTGTAACGATTGTATCTTGTTCACAATAGTCCTCCATCTCCTTGCTCCAGTGTGACCAGTCGGAAGTCTGTCCAAAGTTCCCTTTGTATTCTCCCAACCTGTGGCCATAGGACTCCAAAGAGTGGCGACCATAAAGCTTGGTTGGCATACCTTCTACCTTACGCTTGCGATCAACGTCAAGCATATCAGGATGGTATAGCCTTGATAATAATAATGTATCTACGATGACTCCTCTCGGTTCAAAGAAAGGGTAACATCTTTGCAGCACCGGAATGTCAAAGCCGATGATGTTGTGTCCAATGATAGTGTCAGCATCCATTAGGTATTTGACACCGCTTAGGATAGGCTGATCTGCACCAGTATCATTGTATCTTTCAGTCTCACCAGTCTCATAGTCGAGAATGACGAGGCAATGTATTTCAGTCCTAGCTGCGTCGAGTGGTGTTGTTTCCAGATCGAACAGGAGGGTAGTAGGTTTTGTCTCTAAATCTTGCACGTTGTTTTGCTCTCCTAGTAGGTGGGTTAGGTTTAAAAATCTGTAGTTGGGTTGAACTCAACTGTTTCTTCGGGTTTATTTTCATAGAATTGACATGTGGATAAATCATAACTCAGTTGTGTAGCGACTCCGACTTCTCCTGAGAAACGGTTTTTAAGGACTCGCAAAGTTGTGAGATTAGCGTCAGCCTCTCCTTGCTGGTCACGTTCCAAAGCGATGACCGAATCGCTGAGCTGAGCAATCGAATGAGATCCACGTAGTTGTCCGAGGGATACACGTCCTCCTTCCTCGTGCGAATTATTGTCACTGTTTGTTCTCCTTAAATGTGATACTAAAAATAGTGCGATGCCTGTACGCTCTACCAATGACCTGAGTTTCGTCATTGTTGAGTCGATCATACGTCGCTCATCTCCGTCGAGTCCACTTAATAATATACTAAGATGATCGAGGAATATAATACGACACTCCAGTCCACTGGCAAGGTATTCGATCCTATTGTAAATAACGTCAGGGTCAAAGCTACCAAACCCATCAAACAGAAAAACATTCCAGTTTGATAGAGTATCATTAAATGCAGTGGTGAGTTCTTCTCTGTCATGTTCTCCAATATGATACGGTTTACCTAGTGCAGCGGACATCAAGCCGAGTGCTGTACGTTTATTGTTTGCCTCAAGCTCAAGTATGCCAACAGTCTCTCCTTTTGCTAGGAGGTCAGCAGCAATAGCCCTGACCAAAGAGGTCTTACCACTACCTGACCCAGCTGTGAGCGTAGTCAGCTCACCATATCTGATGCCGTGTAGTTTATCGTTGAGCCCTTCAAATGGGTACTCATGGTCACAGGTTTTAGTAGGCTCTGTGACTAAGCCAAGTAAATTTTTACCATCTATGATGCCATCTGGCCTGTATGGTTTGGCATCCCATATTGCACGTCTTATTGCTTCAGCGTCGTTAGCTTGGAGTGCATCGCTTGCATCTTTGTAAGCATCGAGTCTAGCAATCTTAACGCGGCCGGCTGGGAGTACGCTCGAGGCAGATTCAGTGGCCTCACGCCCTGCTTCGTCGTTGTCGAAGAAGAGGACAATTTCTTGGTAGCCTTGCAGGAAGGGTATGGCTTTTTGTAAGTCCTTTCTTGCTGCTGACGCACCATGAGGAAGGCTGACCATGGGCCAACCTGACATAACTTCATAACAACTGGCAGCATCTAGTTCTCCTTCTGTAATAACAATTCGTTTACCATTTGCTGGAAATAAATGTTGCCCGAATAAAGTGCTTGAAGTCTGGCCTTCGTAATGGAAGTCTTTTGATTTAGTCTTAATTTTGAAGCCAACAACCTTGCCATCGTCATCATAGTAGGGGAAACGTAAGGTGTTTCCGTACCTATAGATTCTGTAAAAGGAGTTGGTTGCTTCGCTGATTCTTCGCTTCTGCAGCTGTTCAGCTGATCCGAGGAATTGTGCATTTGTATTCATTATATAGGTGGATGTGTCCCCGTCCGCCGGGGTGTACTTTTGGCACGAGAAACAGTACGCGTGGCCGTCAGAGTAACGTGAGTTAGCATCTGACGAACCACAGTTATCGCATGGTTCATGTGCCACAAATTCTGATATTGTGTTCATGTTAGCCAATCAATGGGGATTGCGTGTACTGCTGCCCACTTGATGTCGTGTTTTTCACACCATTGGGCGTATGTAGTCTTAGATTTCTTGCTGATTTTATTAAAGGGTGCTTGGAACACCATGCGTACGTCAAGGTCTGGATTGTCACGTATGACAGCCAACACCTTGCGTCGGTCTTCAGCGTCCCAATACCCTTTGGTTTCGAGACATATGCCATTGGCAAGTATGAAGTCAGGGGTGTAGTGGTGCATAATAGTATACGCTACCTTGTGTGACTCATACTCCCAAATGACTCCAAGCTGGTCAAGCAGTTCAGCAACGCTGACCTCTAGCTTGGATTTAAAAGTCGTCTTCTTCTTCTTGGGCACTTTCTTCTGGTACAGCAACTGTGGCCTTGAAGCCTTCAGTCTTACCGAACAAGTCAGCTACAGCTTCCTCGTCCATGCTGTCTGTGTCTACGCCTGCTGCTGATCCTTTGATCTCGACGACTTGTACGCCGACAAGCTTGAGTGAACTACCATAAGTAACTCCATCTTTCAAGATGTATGGTTTCTGGAAGAAGCCTAGCTTTACAGTTGACCCACCGTAGATAGGTGTCTTGGCATCTGTAACTGGTGATCCTTCGGTATCAACAACAGGTGGTTTTTTGTCCTCTCCCCATGAGAACTTAATCTTAAACTTACCATCAGCTACCTCTTCCCATGGTGTTGGCTTGAGTGTAGCTCTCTTTGGGTTCTTTAGTTTAGACTCTGCCCATGCAAGGACAGCTTTTCTTTCAGTCTCCAGTGCTTCAACCATGTCCTCACCTACAATAGCAGCGAGGGAATAGCCGAACTTACCGGGCTCAAGTATGGCTTGAAAGCCTTCTAGTTTTACTTCGTCTGTGACGTGTACGTTTTTGCTCATAATTAACAAAAGAAATAAGTGGATTCAATAACCGTCTCTGGCTGTAAGTCGCCAACGATCGGTGGTTCTGTCTCTGCCTGTATCTGACTGGCAAAGGTGTTGAGATAGTCATGTTCTGCAAAGAGAATCATGTACGTCTCCCTTATTATAGCACTGAGTTTATCCATATCGCAAGCTCTGCTTAACACACTGTCATGAATTAGTGCTATCGGCTCATCAAATCTCCGTAACGCAAGGTGTAACAAGCTTGCATCTAGACTATGGATAAGGTTAGGAGCAGTAGCTGCCTTGTGCCTGTTAATGTCGACCTCCTTCCCGTCTTCTACTGCGACGGATAGGTCACAACGACCTAATAGTTGTAGTTGTATACGTTCTACTTTCTTTTTGAAGTACCGCTGTCTAACTACGAAACCAGAAGGGGTCGTCCATTCTATATAGCTTTCTCCTCTACGTATAGTCTTACCGATCTCATCCTCGATCCATCTCATAACTGACATTGGCCCGGGCACAACTGCCTGCATAGCCGAACGAACTGATTGAACGATGATTGTGAGATCGTCTTTGTCTACCTCGACACTCTTCTCTTTGAGAGCGTCTTTGATATACGACCTATTGGAAAAAGGTTTAGCGTTGTATGGTATAGTCATAACTGTACGCTTTACACATTTACGATCCCAGACGGAACGGTACTTCTCTGGAATATAAGGCTGTGCAACCTTGGCGACCACAGCATAGGCATCTTGTGGTCTTTCTGATGGTACTACATTTACCAACAGTGCAGTCGATCTATCACGGGCTAGGCCAGCCAATATTTGGAGGCCAGAACATGTAGCGTCTGTAGCGACGGGTAACGAAGTCTGTGTCCTATCGCAAAGCAAGCAACAATGATAGTACTCCTCGCATGCAGCCAAGAATAACCATGGCTCATCTGCACCCTCCCAATCACCTAGATTGTTAAGTGGGTCAGTCGCAACGCGTGAGACAAGTGAGACATTGTTGTGTGTCCAGTCAAGCCTTTCTTGCATAGTAGACTTGTCAAGACCGTATGTAGTAGCGACTTGAAAGGCAAGCCAATCCTCACACGCTTCATTTAGTGCCGCAGGGTCAGCAAACTGTAGTAAAGATTTACCAAAGTCTGTGTCTTGTGGTGTCAAAAAAGCTGGAATGGGATAGGCTCGACCTCTGTAGTCAAATGACCATGGTATGTAGAACTCTCTGTCCTTGAAGCGATCGACAGCTTCCATAGTCATACGTGTGCGACAGGATCTCTTGAACTCTGCTGCTCTCTTGTTCATAACCTCTGCCGCTGATCTGCGATACGCTTTTCTCGACTCTTTGTTAGTCTCAATGTCAACTGGTTTGGGTGGGAGGTCGTAATGAACAATCGGTAGAAACTTACCCACACTTATCCCCCTGTCTTGTAACAGCATAGCGACATTGACTACGAACGGGTTTAACCGATATTTTACCTGTTGTATTTTATTGAGAAAAGCAAGTGGGATTTCCCCCTGTATTAGTGCGTGATCGCCTCGTCGAACGAGCTCATGACCTTGCATCACCTCATTAAGAATATATCCGCCGACTTGCTCGTTAGACCAGTCGCGTGGAGGCACTAGCATAGGCCATGCTAACGGGCTGAAAAGCTCTGCATTTGCCATTACTTCATCCTTGATGTCCATGAACTCAGCTGTAGGAGCTATGAACACAGTGGTCTTACGGCCTGTGCGAAGGCGTTGCTTGTAGAACCAGCCACTTGATTCCATGATACAGTCGAGTAACCAACCACCTAGCTTGGTGCGAATACTTGTACTCCAAGATGTCCATGGTGTAACCTTAGCTCTGTTCATCAGCGTCCTGATAACAACTAGCTTCTGGTGTGTACCACAGGCTTTGTGCCAGTAGTTGTCCTTGAGTGTTTTAAGTAAAGCCGGTGCATGATGCTCGTAATGACGCATGTGGCACTCATCTTCGATAGCTTTACCTATCATGGTGCATATATTTGTAGCAGTATTACAGCCATCCTTGTAACCAAAGACATTATCAAATGTAACCTTGCATGCAATAGCGGATGCAGCAAGTGCTTCGATACTTGCGAGGTACTGGTGTATATCTTTGAAGGCGGCTCCGTACTTGCCTTGATGTATTTTCTTGTTGGTATTCTCGATACGTGCAACTACGCGTGGTAGTAATGCGTCAATAGAAGATATACCATACACTGTAGCAGAAGAATACTGCTGTTGTTCTAGCTTGTAGGTTTGATCTTGTAGTCGTTTAAGACCCTGCTTGATCTGCGACCGTTCTAAGTTGACCTGTTCCGTGACTTGATCTTCCGTTATATGTGTCTGCGAGTTCATCTTGCACCTGTGCTAGTAAGTGTTTACGTACTTCCTCGTAGTGAGGATGTTTTGGGCTAAGCATCTGTAATGCTTGGTTGTAATATGTGTACACGTCTGATGGCGGTACTTCGTGTGTGTTAGACATAGTTTTCCTTGTCTCCTTCTGTAATGTATTTTTCTGGTTTCATGAACGAAACGTAATCATGGGTACACACAGTAAACTCACAGTCGTGGTCGTGAAGTATCTTGTTGACTTTCTTAGCTGCTGCTGACTTAGATTGGTAGATGTACTCTGTAACCTTGTCAGTTTCACAGTTGCGTGTACGTATCATGCAGAACACAGAGGTAGGAAACTCCCAACCGTCCATCTTCCAAGCCATGAACTCGTCATACTCAATAGACTCAAACCACTCGGGTGGTGTGTCCTTGATGGCTTGCCAGTTGTTTGGGTAGTATCTCATAGTTTCTCTTTGATTCTTTTTACGTCTTTGAGGTTGCGTCCATAATACATTTTAGCAATCTCTTGTGATTTGTATGCAGCTTCTTCATCATCTGTAGCATATACAGGGAAGAGTACATCATTGTCCATGGTGGCTCTGTATAGTGTGTAGGTCATGTGCGTCCGTGTTGATGATTGTGATGTTGTGCCAATGTCTTGTGACACCAGCTATAATAAAGCAATTAGTTACGACTGTGAGGAGAGTCGTTGCACTAACTGCTTTGTACGCTTTTTTGCGGCACGTAAGGCTTGTGGTTTCTTACGACCTTTAGTGTTCTTACGTTTGGGTATGTCATAGCATATCTCAGCTATATCCTGTTCTGTTAGTTTCATTGTGCGATGTAAGGGTAGTGGCGTTCACTATAGCTCATAGGATAGTGATAATCGACCAGCTCATACTCCCTGTCCTTGCAGAACTTGTCGCCATATAGGTATGCTTTGTGTGGTGTGTTGTGTTTCTCTGCATCTATATCTATCTTGATAAGTAAATACAAAGGCTTGATAACCTGAGCACCCTCGATGTCAGGTACGTCGTCTCTTGTCATAGGTTTAGTAGTATAAATACTGAGCTCATCGAGCCCAGATAACATAGCTTCAAAGATTTCATTCATTACTTGTTGTTGTATCTAG